CGCATTTTAATGGTCTTACTGCAAACTTTGCTTTAAATGAAAGTTTTTTAACGACCTCTCAATTAAGAAGTTCTGTTGTAGGTCATGCAGAATCTATAGGATACGTACCTACTTCTTACGTTTCTTCACAGGCAAAATTAAATTTATCAATAACTGTGCCAACTACACCTCGTCCTACTACAATTACTTTACCTAGAAACTCACAGTTTACAACTAGTGTTAATGATGTTTCATACACCTTTCAAACAAGAGAAAACTTTACTGCTACAGATGATGGTAATGGAACATATCAGTTTACTACTACAGAAAGCGATACTGCAATACCGGTATTTGAAGGTACTGAAAAAACTAAAACATTTTTTGTAGGTGAAAAAGAAGATGTTCAAATTTACGTTATACCTGATGTTACAATAGACACTTCAACAATAAGAGTTAGAGTTTTTGACACTGCAACTAGTACTGCTTTTACAACTTATACAAACATAAGTCAGGCTGTAAGAATTACAAATGATTCTACATTTTTTCAAATTAAAGAAGTACCGAATGGTTACTATGAATTAATATTTGGTGATGGCTTAAGTAGTGGTAAAGCTCCTGTAGCAGGCAATAAAATTATAGTCGACTATTTATCAACACAAGGTCCAACTGCAAATGGAGCAAGTGTGTTTAGTACAGATGTTACTGTTACTGTCAATTCTGTACAATATGATTTAACAGCAACAACTTCTTCATCATCATCTGGTGGAGCATTTAAAGAAGGAATAGAGTCTATAAGAAGAAATGCACCGCTTGCTTTTGGTTCTCAACGTAGGTTAGTTACTGCAGAAGATTATACCGGTCAAATATTATCAAACTATGGTAGTTTTTTAGATGATGCCATAGCATGGGGTGGTCATGATAATGAACCTCAGGTTTACGGTAGAGTTTATGTAGGTCTTAAGTTTAAAGATAATATAGACACAGAAACGCAGCAGAATGTCAAAGATACTATTACTACAGATTTAACAAGTAATATGTCTATAATGTCTATCACTACAGAGTTTGTTGATCCCATTACTACAAATTTGGAATTAACTACCTTTTTTAACTTAGATCCTGATTTAACGAGTTCAACTCAACAAGCTGTCGAAAATTTAGTTCAATCAACTATAAATTCTCATTTTTCAACTAAATTAAATAAGTTTAATAAAGTTTTTAGAAGATCTGCACTTTTAACAGAAATAGATGATTTAGATGTAGCAATATTAAATTCAAGAATTGATGTTAAAGTTCAGCAATCTTTTGTACCATCTTTAAACGTTAGTAGAACTTATACAATAAACTTTCCTACAACACTGGCAGCCAACGATGATGTTAATCATATTATTACATCTACTAATTTTACATTTAATTCAAAAGTGTGTTCTATTAAGAACTTATTAAAATCTAATAAACTGCAAATCGTATCACAAGATAATACAGTAGAAGTTGATAATATAGGTGAATACAATGAAGCAAAAGGTACAGTAACTTTAACTGGTTTTAATACAACAGCAATAGATGGTTCGGCAATTAAAGTAAGTGCAATACCTGCAAATCAAAGTACGATTAGACCTTTAAGAAATTTTGTATTAGATATAGATACAAGTAAGTCTTCAACAACTGCAATATTAGATTTTCAAAATACAAAAGTAACATTATAAATGGCAATAAATTATCATCATAATAGACGTCCAAAAAACTTTCAAAATAGGAAAGTGCGTGAAGCTCTTCCTGAATTTTATACTTCAGATTATCCAAAACTAGTTACTTTTTTAGAAAAGTTTTATGAGCATTTAGATTCAGATCACGCCACTTCATTTGGAAATGAATTAAAACAACTTTTTTCTTTAAGAGATATCGGTGAAACAACACAGCTTGATAGTTTAATACCAGAAATAGCAAGTGGACTACCAAATGGTGATAACTTTACTAATCCTAGATATGCCGCAAGAAGACTTGCTGAATTACAAAGACATAAAGGAACAAGATTTGCTGCAGAAGAATTTTTTAGATTATTTTTTCAACAAGCAGTCGAGATAGAATATCCTAAAAATGATTTATTTATTGTTGGCCAGTCTGAAATAGGAACTGAATCACTTAAGTTTATACAAAATGCACAATTATATCAAGTATTTTCAATATTAATTAAAATTGGCATTTCAAGCAATGTATGGGAAGAGCTATATAAAAAGTTTATACATCCAGCTGGATTCTTTTTTGCAGGACAAATAACAACTGACACCGAGGCAACTGCTGGAATTGGTCTTATGCCAATCGTTGTACTAGATTCTGCTATCGGCCCTACTGTCTCTTCAGAAGTTAGTGCTATTGTTGACGCTCCTTTCGTACAATTAACTGGATTAATAGATTCGGGTGGACAAGATATAAGAGTAGGATTAGATCAATTGATAAGCGTATATCAAACTCTTACTTCTGCACAATTAAATAAGTTTTATAGTGGCCTTGATGAATTAATTGGAGTAAACTCATTTAAGTTTGACGATAGCGACATTGGAGATAGTGCTGGAGCAGCAAGACCTGACTTCTCACTTACAACTGAAACAATGGATAACGAAATGTTCACTAGATATACGAGTGACTCGGCTTTCTAGTATAAATAGAACTATTATTAGGATTAAAGATGACTAGACAAAATATAAACATAGGTTCTTCTGCAAATGATGGTACTGGTGATACCTTAAGAACTGCAGGAACTAAAATTAATCAAAACTTCCAAGAATTATACACTCAACTTGGTGGTGACAGTAGCTCTTTAACTACTCAAGTTATATTAAAAGATTCTGGAAGTGTAGGTACAATAATATTTGAAGGTACGAGTGCTGATTCTCATGAAACAAAGTTAATAGCAACTGATCCTACAGCTGATAGAACAATCGTTTTACCAAATGCTGGAGGTAATATAGTATTAGACACTGCAACTCAAACTTTAACTAATAAAACTTTAACTTCTCCTATTATTTCTTCTATATCAAACACTGGAACAATAACGTTTCCAACATCAACCGACACTTTAGTAGGTAGGGCAACAACAGACACTCTTACTAATAAAACTTTAACGTCACCAACAATCAATACGCCTGTAATTGGAACATCATTAAATGATGCAAACGGAAATGAATTCATAAAATTTACAACTACAAGTAGTGCGGTCAATGAATTAACAATAGCAAATGGAGCGTCTACAACCGGGCCAGCGTTATCTGCTACAGGCGGTGGAGCTAATCTAAATATAAGTTTAACACCAAAAGGTAAAGGTTCAGTGAGTGTGGCAAAAGCTGCTTATGGTTCAAATACTATGACAGCAGATGGTCAAGTTGATTCATCTGCATCTTTAATCATATGCAATAAGGGAAGTACTTTAGCTGCATCATTAGGTGCTGGAACGACAGTAGGTGAATTTAAAATTTTTACAAATAAAGGAGCGGGGGCCGCGACAATCACTCCTCATCCATTTGCGAATGGAACATCATTTAGTTTAACACAAAACAAAGCTGCACAATGCATCTGGGATGGAGCCAATTGGTTTTTATTAACCACAGATTCAGCCGCGGCTGGTTTAACGATAACAGCATAGAGATAGACAATGACAGCAATAATTACAGACATTCTTAAAAAACAATTACTATCTAATGTATTTAATGAAATCAGTGCAAACACACACAGGTATTTTTTAGGAATAGGAAGATCAGAGCAATGGAATGCATCAGAAACTGTGCCGACTCCTACCGACGCACCTAAGACAATAAGAGATGCTAGATCAAGCTTACAATCAATAAAAAGTGCATCCGATGTGAGCTTTGTGATACCAAGATATAATTGGTCATCAGGTGCAATATATCAAGCATATGATGATACTTTTACTAGTATACCTGCATCTAATAGTTACTACGTATTAACAGAAGATAATCAAGTTTATATATGTTTACAACAAGGAAAAGATAATTCAGGCGCAGCGGTTACTTCAACCGTGAAGCCTACAGGTACAACCACTATACCTTTTAAAACAGCAGATGGTTATGTATGGAAATTTTTATTTGCGTTAAGTGCTTCTAGAGCAAGTAAGTTTTTATCTGCAAATTTTGTGCCTGTCGAAAAAGTATTAGATTCATCTGAACTTGGAAGATCATTAACAACTATTGAAAGTCAACAAGAAACTATTCAAAATGCGTGCACACCCGGCCAAGTTTTAGGAGTTGCTATAACAAATGGTGGAACTGGATATACATCAACACCCACTGTTACAATACAAGGTGACGGCGTTGGAGCTGCAGCGACAGCTACTGTAAGTGGTGGTGCAGTAGTAAAGATTGAATTAGATTCAAGTACAGATAGTACTATGTCCATGGGTCATGGATATAACTTTGTTGGTGCTGTAATTTCAGGTGGTGGCGGTAGCGGTGCATCTGCTAGAGTAATATTAGGACCTGACAGTGGATTAGGAAATGATCCAAGAGATGAATTAAAATCAACATCACTAATGTTTAATACAAAGCCAAATGGAACCGAAAGCGGTAATTTTATAATCGATCAAGATTTTAGGCAAGTTGTATTAATGAGAG